CTATATTGAGTACTATCTTTTAATAATACACTAGTAACCCCTAAAACATTTTTTTCAGGTAAGAATAACTCATAAAAAGGACGAACATCATTTGGAGTTATAACCTTTTTAAATACTTTAGTTGTTCCATTAACAACAGTTTCTCTTTTAGTTATTGTATAATTTAATAATTTGTTATTAGAGTCAAAATTAGGTATTTTTAATCTATTCGGAAATCCTTCAGCGTTTATTGGTGAAGCAAAATCAATATCATATACAGTTTCAAAAACCTGACCCGCACCATTGACCTGAGAACCTCGTCTTAATATCCCACAATATCTTAAATCTTCTTTATCACCAAACGCAGGTACAGTAATTGAGAAATCAACCAACGCAACCGATGGTCTCATCCCCGGAACTTTTAATCCATACGTTTTTGCAATATTAAATACTGATGACCTTTGTTGTGCATACTGTAACACTGTTTCTTGAACACTTCGGTCAATATTAAATTGTAAGTTATCAGTAACCGCAGCATTCAAATCTAATAATACCGAGAACACCGACGCATCATTAAAATTTTGGATGGTATCAGGATAATACGTTTTAGTAAAGTTAATTAACTCAGTCCTAATCGATTGGAAGTCCCTAGTTGTATAGGATATTTTTTTATTTGCCATAATTTTATATATTAATAATTACAAAGTCACTACTGTTGAATACATCGTTATTTACGGTGTAGTCTATTTTAACTTTTGCTGTATGTTCGTTATCTGAGATATTTGGAACTCTAAAAACTCTCTCATCATTATCATTTATGTAACTACCCTTATCTTCTTCACCATCTGAAGCAGCTGTAATACTAATATTTGTTATTGTAATACCGGGTAAATAAACTTCGGCTGCCTCTCTAATTTCAGATTCAATATCTGAAAATGTTGGTCCATCCAAAGGTTCAAAAATAAATTCATACAATCTTGTACCAAAATCAGGTAAATAATATCTACTACCCTTTCTTGATAATAAAAGATGAATCAAATTTGACCTAATCTCTTGTTCGTTATAATCTGATAAGTCCAAATATTTCCCATCAAAAGAATCTCTGAAGGGAAAAGTTAAACCATAAGTAAGTCCATCTGCCATAACTATAAATATAGTGTCGTGATTATTTTTTATAAATACCCCCAAAATAAAAAATCACGACCTAAGCCGTGATTTATATTCTTATTAAGAACCACATCCGAAACATTCAAATTCGGTGTCTATTGGTTTTTGTGTTAAATCAACTGTTGGTTTCTCAATTGATTTTGGTTGACCTACTTTTGAGATATCCACCGCCAAGTGTTTTGCTCCGGTTGATATCGCCTTTGTTCTAACATAATAACAAAGAGTTTTCAATCCTTTACCCCAAGAGTGGAAGTGTGATGATGAAATTTTTGATAATGTTGGGTTTGACATATAGATATTCATCGATTGTGATTGGTCAATAAATGGTGCTCTGTCAGCCGCCATATCAATAAGTTCTCTTTGAGATATCTCCCAAATTGTTTTATACTTTGGAATTAAATGTTCAATTCTCTTAACTTTTTTGTTGTAATTTTTATCTTCAACATCAAGATAATGATTAAAGTTAATATTTTGAACTGAACCTTCATTCATAATGATTTCATTTTTCAAATCCTCACACCAAATACCTACTTTCTCAAAATCAGTAATTAAGTATTTGTTAACAATTAAAATTTCCCCACCAACTACACGACGATTAAATAATGCCGAGTGAGCCGGTTCTGTCATCTCAAATGAACCTGTAATTTTAGCAGAAGACGCCACCGGCATCTGAGCTGTGAATAACGAGTTACAAACCCCGTGATTGGAAACTTCTAATTTAAGTGAGTCCCAATCCCACATTCTACTTAATCCTTCGTAATCTAATCCCCACATATCAAATTGGAATATCCCTTTTGACATTGGTGAACCTTTGAAGAATTCGTATGGTTTGTATTCCCCTGATTTACATAATTCCATACTCTCGGTGATTGCCGCGAAGTATATTGTTTCAAAGATTTCTTTATTTAACTTTTTTGCATCTTCCGATGTGAAGATGTAATCCATTAAATAGAATACATCAGCAAGCCCTTGTGTTCCTATAGCAATTGCTCGTTGTTCTAACCCACCTTTTCTACCTTGTTCAGTTGAATAACTATTGATATCAACAACTTTATTAAGTGCTCTAACAACTTTTCTAACCTCACTATAAAGTAATTTGAAATCAAACTCACCTTTAACAATAAAGTTTTTCAATACCATAGATGATAACGTACAAATAGCTGTGGTGTTCTCATCAGTATATTGGTAAATCTCATTACATAAGTTAGATTGTTTAATCACCCCGATGTTTTGGTGATTAGTTTTTCTGTTTGCACTATCTTTAGAACATAAATAAGGAACACCTGTTTCAACTTGAGATTCAATAATTTTATTCCAAATTGTTTGAGCTTTTACTTTTTTACCAAGTCCAAGTTCAACCGCTTTGTTGTAGTTCTCTTCATATTCGTCACCATAAGTTTCTTGTAATGGTTTGATACCCGCTTTTAAGATATCATTAGGACAGAACAAATACCAATCCTTATTGTCTTTAACCGCATTCATAAAGTTGTCCGGTAACCATATAGAAGTAAACAAATCTCTTGCTCTTAACTCTTCAGCACCTGTATTCTTTTTGATATCAAGTAAATCAATAATGTCTTTGTGCCAAGGTTCAATATAGATAGCTGCACTTCCCGGTCTTCTGCCTTGTTGGTTGAAGAATCTTAACCCTTCATTAACAATCTTTAAGTATTTCAATAAACCGCCCGCAAATCCTCCTGATGAGTTAATACGACTTTCTTTACTACGGACATTAGACATACATAATCCAATACCAGCGGCATCAGACGAATAAGTTGAAATATCGTTGAAGGTTTGTAATAACCCCTCTCTTGAATCTCCGTGATTGTATTTCAATACACAAGACGCTAGTTGAGGTGTTTTAGTTCCCGCATTAATCATAATTGGTGTTGCCGGAGATATAAGTTGATTTGACAATGAATTGTAATATTCTACAGCCTCTTCAAATGATTTAGTAACCCATAAAGCCACTCTCATATACATATGTTGAGGTCTTTCAATTACTCTACCTTCAGGAGTTTTTAACAAATACATTTCTTGTAATGATTTCCACGCAAAATAATCAAAATTATAATCATTCTCGTGATTAATTACAGAATCAATATTTTCTGCACCATATAGTTCAATAGTTTCCATTAACTTATCGTTAATGATACCATCAACGTGTAATGTGTGCATTGTGTTACAGAAACTTTCATCAGTTTCTTTATGATATGCAGATATCGCTACCGAAGACGCTAATCTTGAGTAGTCGTGATGACTTCCGGTATATGCCGCAGCAATCTCGTAAACCAATTTATCCAACTCTTTGGTTGTAATAACACCCTCAGTTGGAACCGAAGTAATCACCTTAATAAATACCTCATCAGCATTTACGTTTAACCCTCTTGCCGCTCGTTTAACTCTATTGTAAATTTTTTGAGGGTTGAACGAAACTTCGTCCCCCCCTCTTTTTCTTATCTTCAATGACATCATATTAAAAATCGTCTGTAAATGTTAATGACTCTCCCAATTTAGCTTTTTGATACTCCATAGTTCTTGACTCAAAGAAATTACCCTTTGTCTCAACAGCAATCTGTTCCATAAACTTAAATGGTTGTTCTACGTTAAATTGTTTTTTACATCCAAATTTAACTAATAACCCGTCGGTAACGAATTCAAGGTATTGTTTCATTAAATTTGAATTCATTCCAATTAATGATACTGGAATAGATTCTGTGATGAACTCTTTCTCAATCTCCAAAGCCGATAATAAGATTTCTCTAATTCTTTTCTCACTTGGTTTGTTTTCTAAATGATTATTAACCAAATGAATTGCGAAGTCACAATGTAAGTTTTCATCTTTGAATATCAATGAATTAGCGTTACATAATCCTTGCATAATCCCTCTTGATTTCAACCAAAATATTGAACAGAATGAACCTGAGAAGAAGATACCTTCAACCGCCGCAAAAGCTATCAATCTTTCTTGAAAAGTTGAATTCTCAATCCAATTCAAAGCCCATTTTGCTTTCTTTTGAACCGCAGGTAATTTATCAATTGCGTGGAAACATTCGTCTTTCTCATTAGCATCTGAAATATAAGTGTCTATCAATAATGAATACATTAAAGAGTGAATATTCTCAGCCATAAGTTGGAACCCGTAGAAAAACTTAGCTTCCGGATATTGTACTTCTTTTAAGAAATTCTCAGCAAGGTTTTCATTAACAATTCCGTCAGATGCCGCAAAGAATGATAATACATTCTTCACAAAGAATCTTTCGTTATCAGTTAAATTTTCCCAATCTCTAATATCATTAGATAAATCTACTTCTTCTGCCGTCCAAAATGCCGCTTGATGTTGTTGGTAAAACTCCCAAATATCATTATGCTCAATTGGGAAAATCACGAATCTATTCGGATTTTCTTTTAATATTTTTTCTTCCATTTTTTTTTAATTTTGATTTTGTTGTTTTTCTTTTCTCTTGTCTAACAAGTCTTTGATTCTCTGTCTATTTCTTTCTTCGGTTTGTTCTTCTAACCCTAAGAATGTTACTGAACTCTCAGTATCAATATCTAACATACCATTATCGAATTTACAATTCTCAAATACAACCCCATCATCACCAATACGTGATTTAGTAATCGCAATCGTTGCTAGTTTCATTTCTTTTTGTTGTAGAGATTTAGCCACGGAAATGATTACGTGTCCAACCTGTGCTTTTTTGATGGAACCACCCATTTGGTCGGTAGTTACCACATCAGAAGATATTGAACTTCTATTACCCTGAGTCGCCGTCCATCCAACGATATCCAATTCGTGACACATAGCCTCAAACCCTCTCATTACTGAACCCTCAGATTTCCATTCATCTCCCAAGTTTTTATCCGGAACCACACAGTCAATATAGTCCAATAATACCATATCAATTTTGATTCCTTCAGACATCATTTTTCTAATCTGATTCTTAATTTGCATCATCGTTACAGTATCAGATGGAAGTTTTTTAAGGATAAGTTGGTTAGTCATTGTTTCCTTAACAGACTTAACTTTTTCCATAACTTCCTCTTTTCTTAAAGACAATTCATCCGGATGTATTTTTGTCCATAATGTAATGTGTTTACGTTGAATAATCTTTGGGTTATCCTCAAAGAATATTTGTAAAACATTGTATCCCAAATTAAATGCGTGATTTGAGATTTTTGTCAGTAAAGTAGATTTACCAACACCGGTTGGTGCTAAAACAACACCGATTTCACCCTTCGCTAAACCACCTTTTAAGAGTCTATCTATCCCCGGAATACCCATTGGTATTGGATGACGATAATCCTCGTTTAGAACCTCATCTAAGTTACTAAAAACACTTTCAGTTCCCTTATCGTGTTCCCCTACTTGAAGAGCTTTACTTACCATCTCTTCTAATGTGTCATAACTCTCAAATTCACCGGTGTCAATGATTTTTTGAGCTTTAACCATTACTTTTTGTAACTCTTGTTGTTTACAAAATTTCATAGATTTTTCTTGTACAAATTCAGCTCCATCAAGAGTTGACTCTTTTACCTTATTAAGGGTGTCAATGATAATTTTTGCCGCCAGAGGTTGTTGTATCTCAGATTTAGTAATTTGTTCTAAGGTGTCAAAGGTTGGTGTATGTTCGTATTTTGTATAATATTCCTTAATCATTTGAATGATTAATTTGAAATATTTATTCTCAAAATAACTTGTTTCAATCACATCTATAATAGACCTTGAGAAGTCTTTGTCGATAATGATTTGGTTTAATAATTGTATCTGAAAGGTACTACCTAGATACTCGAAATTTTTGTTTGACGCCATATATTTTTCTTTTAGTGTATTAATAAATACTACACACTTAGCTTAACCTCCATATATTTTTTTGTTAAATTTTTTGACGAGAAAATGTCAGTCAAATTCATCAACAAGTTTTTTAGGTGTGGGCGTACATCCACAGTATATCTTACCTTCGGAGGGTATACTTTAGCATCCACCTGTCTATGACAAATTGTCACATCATTTTGTTTTACGAAGATATTAAAGTACTCCGGACCATCAATATATGACGTATCCAAAATAGCCGGATTGTTAATAATTTCGTACATATTATCCGTCATATACGTTACGGTTTTTAACGATAATTGTTGTTTAATATCATCCTTAAAATCTCTCAATAATTCATAAAGTTCTAATGAGTTTTTTGCCTCATTGTTAAACTCTCTCACGTTGAAAAATCTTTGAACGATAATGTTATCGTTTACCATCATTAAGAATTCTAATTTTACTGAATCTTGGTCTTTCATAATTTTAAATTAATTGTTTTTGTAATTTCTTTTTTCTTTTCTTGTTAGTTTCATAAAGGGTCTAACAAAATTAACCCACGCGTCATCCACCTTTGGTAGATACTTGAAGAATCCGTCTTCCATCATCATTTTTATAAGGTTTCTATAACCCCTTCCATCAGGGTCCAAAGTTTCCTTATAATACAACTCAACAAGTTCCTTTCCTTCTTCGGTTATCAGAGGATTTGATAAATCAACAATTTTTTGGTTAACTTCAAAAAATTCATCCCCATATACTCCGGTTCTTGTTTTACCTGATAACAGATTTTGTAATGTCTTATTACTTTTGTTCTCTTTTAGTAGGATTTCAGCCTTTTGTAAAATATCGGAAACAGAAACCGTTTTTTCAAGTAGCTCAGGAAAAAACTTTACTAAAGTTTTCTCTCCCAACCCTGATATACCATCAATATTGTCCGATTTATCACCGGATAAAATCTTATAGGTACGAACATTTTGATGTGGAAAATAATAATATTCCAACATCACTTTGTCTCCGTTTCTAAATGTTTGTTTTGTTTTTGGATAATATACCGACACTTTGTCCGAGATAAGTTGGATAAGGTCTTTATCCCCCGAGAATATGGTCTTTTGTTCGTTCTCCGAGATTTGGCAGTAATAAGCAATCAAATCATCCGCCTCATTTTTTTCGACGTTTATTTGTCTTATATAACACTCTTCCAAATACTCCTTAATCCTCTCTTTTTGTTCTTCAAAAGATTGGTCTCTAAAGTCATCGGTTATACGTCGTTTTTCTTTATATTGGGGATATAATGTTTTTCGGGTGAGGGAGTTATCATCCCCATCCCACATAACAACTACTTTATCGTAATTTTCTTCTTCTATCAAACGTCTAATTGTGTTGATAAAATGCCATAACCCACCTATGTGTTTTGTTCCGTTAAAAAAATCTTTAACACCACAAAAACCAACTTTTAGTAGGTAATTTCCGTCGACCAAAAGTGTTTTAGTCATTTGTTTTGTTTGTATTTGTTACTATAAAATTTTGTTACTCTTTTTCTTCTTTCAAATCAAAATCACCATCAGTTCCTATAATTTCTCTCCAATAGTCGGCGTATTCTTTTTTATATTTTTCAATATTTGATTTTTCTTCCGTAGAATCTTTACCCGCTAAAAATCCGTGTGGGGTTACAATAATCTTACCATCTTCATAACCCAATCCGTTAATGTGATTTTTTAAGACCGAAACTTTACTTCTAATCGCAAATTTGATACTTCTTTTATCTTTGGTAGCGGTTATCTTATTTGTTCCCGCACCTTTTTGATTACCAAATAAAAATACTAATGAAGAATTTAACCAAATAGCATTTCCTCCCTTTGCCATAATTTTGGGTTGACCAAATGGATTATCCGGTAACTCCACCCAAGGCTGATTCACGATAATTAAAGTGTTTTCATATTTTGAATCTGACCTTCTACTACCTGAAATTCTTTGATTAATACCCATACCAATTTTATCAGATAACGCTCCGGCGGTGTGTTGCTTCCCACCTTTTCCGTCAAAAGTCATTTTGCAAGGGACACTACCCACACTATCCCACATTATACATAAACTGTAATCTAACTCTCCTTTTTCTTGAGCGTCAAGTAACGAATTAATATAATCAGTGATTTGTTCAATATATTCAAAATTATTGTTAAATATAAAGAATCCATCCCAATCTAATTCTCCGGTTTCTTCATCAACAACTTCTTCACATTCAAACCCCATTAATTTGGCGTGCTCAAACGACCATTTCTGTTCAGTAATAATAAAGACCGGTAAAATACCTTTTTTTTGAGCACTAACAGCGGTTTTAACTAACGCGGTTGTTTTTCCTGTATCAGAATGACCCAAGAACATATTTAAGTGCCCTATAGCCGGACCAGGTAATCCCACAGCGTCCAAGAAGTCAGGACCTAAATCAAAAAAATTTTGTGGTTTGTATTTTGCAGATGTTGAGAATTTGTCCTTAATGGACTTAAAATCGTGTTTTTTTATCGCCATATGTCTATTTTAATTTAATTTTTTAGTTTGTTTAGACAAGTTGAGCACCAAGTAATCTCAGTGCTCAAGTTATATGTCCAAGTTTTGTTTGATTAGAACGGCATATCAGAATCTTCTTCAGCGTCCGCTTGTGGGTCAATCGGAGCAGATGATTTAGAACCACCAAACGAAGTTTCGTCTTCAGATGAATCACCATAATCGTAACCACCTTTATCAGAGTTCCATTTTGGAGTTTCACCTCTTGCGATAGCCTCTAAGTATTCAACCGGTTTTTTAGAATAAACATCTTCCCAAGTTAACTCATCATTAATCCAAGAGTTAGCAAGTTCTTTATCCGAATGAACAGGTTCAGCATCGTCATACATAACAGTTTGAATAACAGTGTAGTAAGCCCCTTTTGGAGTTTTTGCCTTAGTTAATTCTAAGATAAGGTCTCTACCTTTTTCAGGGTCAGCAATATCACCTTTGTTTCTGTAGATAGGAATAATTTTGTCATAGATTCCTTCATTTTTGTAGTTTGATTTGAATCTCCAAAATTTAACACCATCTTCTTCGTTATCTCTATCGATAACTTTAACAATGTAGAATTTACGTGATAGGTAATTTGATGCCAATTTTTTATCAGCTTCTTTACCTGTTGAACGTAATTCTTCATAAACCTCTGTTAAAGGTGAACGTTCGTTGTCATTTTTTCCCGGGTCATAGAATTTTTGGAATTTTCCATCAACTTGAATCTCGTGGTACCAAACTTCTTTAAATGGTGAAGAACCATCTTTTGTTGGTAAGATTCTTAATCTTCTTTGGCCTTGAGTTTCCTTATCTTGAAGGATTGCCGCGAAGTATTTTTTCATTCTTTCTTCTTGTGTAAATTTTGAGGTAGAAGAAGTACTACCTTGTTTTGCTTTCTCGTATTGAGCCAAAACTGCGTCTAATGAATTTGTCGCCATAGTGTTTAAAA